CAATTATGATGGCACATCAACAGGAGCTCCAGCATCGCAACAAGGTTGGTGGTTAATGGAAATCTAATATGGCAAGTTACGGAGCTATAAGAACACAGAAAGGGTTGCCTGTTGGATCAGTGCAACCCTGGGTTGGTCCTTTAACCCAAATTCCTAAAGGTTGGTTATTGGCTAATGGAGCAGAATTGCAAGCAAGAGAGTATCCTTTGCTTGCAAGAATCCTTAAAGATACTTATGGTGGCGTTAATTTTTCTGGTGGATTTCCAAATTATACTGGAACTTTTAGATTGCCGCCAACCAATCAAAAAGGTCTTGCAGATATTACAACTGCATACTTTAGTGATGATCCATTATTGAGAAATAATAAAATGGATACTGCTAAAGCGGCAGCTATTGTTTCCCAATATATTGGAGATATTGGAGATTTAGGAACTCCATCTACAGTATTTGCTAATACTGATCTTAATTTTACATATGAACCAGATCCAGATGGAGTTATTTTAACCTTTCAATATATTGGAGCAGCTCCATCAACAACAGTAGCACAAAGATATACTGCTGCCGAATTGACAATCACAACAAATGGAAGTGGAACTGATGCAACATTCGAAGTAGTACAAAATACAAATTTAACTTACTCAATTAAAATTGTTTCAAGAGGTCAAGATTATATACAAGGTGAAGTTATTACAATATTAGGAACCTCTTTTACAAAAGGAACTGCTCCTGGAACTTCGCCAGCAAATGATATCACAGTTACTGTTCAATCTACTGGCGATGGTTTTTTTGAGGGAAGGATAGAAGGACAGTCAGTAATCCCTGGTTTCGGTATTAAATCAGTATATATTGTGGGCAGAAAATTATCCAGAGATCATTTTCCAGCACACTTTCACCCATCTCCAGAAGGTGGATACACTACTATCAACAAGGGAGATTCTGGAGATAACCCTGGATTGGGTGTTGGAGTTTTTGATACTCCAGAAATTAGTTTAATTAGTTATTGGTATAGAAGAGTTCCATGTGAATTTGGTAGTTTACAATGTGATCCAGATGAAAGAAGACAAAACAGATCTACCCCAAGAAGTGTAGAACTTAGATGGGGCAGTGAAACTGGACCAACAACAGAAGGATTAGATGATGTTGTTAGCGGAGGGGGAATGGTGCAACCTTTTGCTGCTGGTTCTGGTAGATATGCTCTAGCTTCAATTGAAGGTTCTATCCCTATTAGAAATCATAGACCAGAAAGAACTTCTGTTGATAGACATGGTGTTGGTAAATCCTGGTTTAACCAAGCTAAAAAGTTAAGAGTTACTGATAGTATAGTTAGTCCAGATACTGGTTATTTGGCTAGTTTGATCACTGACAGTAAATTAATTGCTGGAACTTCTAGAATTCCTTTTTCTGATGAAGCTAATGCAGTTGCTGCACCTAATTATGATAATGGAGGCGGTGACGCATCTAGTGGATTAAGTGATGGTGTCATAAGTCCTCCCACACAAGTTTTATTTAATAGTGCTGCGGTAAATTATAACACTACTGCAAATACTGGAGGAAATGTAGTTAGCACAATTCAACCACATGATCATGGTGCTGAATTTAATATTAGTTATAATGGAGAATCTTTATCAGTAGCACCAAGAATTGTTGCTAAAGTACAGCCAGCAGTAACTCCAGATAATATAGAAGATGCTTTCCAAATTACATTTTCTACAACATCACCATCAGTTTCTTGTATTCATTTAATTCGAGCATACTAAAATGACGGCATATTACTCAAAAGAAAGAGCAAAATTTGGTGGAGTAACTGGAACAATTATTCCATACATGATTACAATTACTGATAATGTAAAAAGAGATTTTTTGCCCGCTGGCTTTTTAAAGTGTGATGGTTCTATTTTAAAAGCTTCTGTCTATCCAGCTTTAGCAGAAACTATTGGAATAGGTTCGAATTGCAGATTTGCTAAAAATCCTAATGATATTGGATCAGATGAAATACAATTACCAGATTTAGGATCAAAATATATTAGGGCATCAAGTTCTTCAGGTCAATATTTAAATACAACATTAGAACAAGATCCATCAATTAGTAAAGTTGGAACTGAGGTTGAAGTTATTTCTTTGGTTGGAGATACAGCAGAAATTTCATATGCTGGATTTTTTGAAGCACTTGGTCAAAATGGGTTAAGATTTATTGGAACTCCTGTGTTTGAATCTGATACTGGATTTACTTTATCGGATGCACTAAATGAAGAAAATTTCCAATCTCATGGACACTATGCAGATGTTGGTGTTTTTACTTATCTAGGAAAATGGTCTGATAACGTTTTTGTTGAAGGTTATGCTAGAGGAGGCAATGAAGCACAAACAGAAGGTTCTAACAATTTAGTTCAAATTGAACCTCCAGATCAAGCATCAACAACAACTTCACATAATCATAGAATTAATTTACCAGGAAGTACAGAATTAAAATCTAATAATACTTTACGATATTCATTTTCAAATGTTGGAGGTAGTTTACAATTTCCAGCTGATGGATTACGAAGTGAAATTACTCTAACCACAAATAATGTTAAAAAATTAGATGATATAATATCTCCATATATTTTAGTAGAATATATTATAAAAATATAACAATGGCAATAGTAGATTCCACCAATTGGTCAACAAGATCATTAAATATTTTTAATAATAATTATCCTTTACCAACACAATTTTCTTCTACATGGGGAACTTTTTTGCTTGATAATGCGGTACAGGATCAAGGTATTTACGAATATGATATCAGATTTTTGCAGCCAGGTATTCAAGTTTTTGGTACTGCAGCTGATGACGATGCACAATTTTATATTGATGGAGAATATCTAGGTGCATTTGGACCTGTAAATGATAATCAAAGAATATTTACTACAAAATATTATGATGCATTTACTATTCATCGTCTAACATTTGTAAGAACAGATGGAGGAATAAAGCCAACAGCTATTGCCGCAAGATGGATTAGAAATGAATATAATCCTGTAGATATTAGAGATTTTAATGCTTCTCCTAGAATTTTAATCAATACTACAAATACAGTTTTAAACTGGGATGTTGGAAATGCTAGAAAACTTGAGATTGATCAAAATATTGGAGATGTTACTGGAAAAACACAACAGCCAATAAACACTAATTTACAATCTATTGCTGGATCTAATTCTCCAGCATCAAAAATTTACACATTAACTGCTTATGGTAATGCACCATCAGATATTGAGACAGCTACAGTAGAAGTTTTAGTATTTAATGATAGAACTCCAAGTAATATAGAGATACCAAATTTCTACAATAGAGAACCAAATGAAACAGTAACATTTACATTACCTGCTTTAACTGGAATTGATGCACCAATAACAGTTTCTGGAGATGATTTTGTATTAGTTACATCTGGTACTTCCGAATCATACACAAAAAGTATTACAGTATCTAATAATGCTATTGTAAAAATAAGATTTCCTACTCCAGATTTTAATCAAGATCCAGAAACTTTAGATAATACAGTTGAATATTATGTAAATTTTGGTACAATTAGAAAATATTTTACTGTAACAACAAGAGCTGCTATAGATAGGGAAATATTTGATTTTGGTGATGTAAAAAATTCGGTTCCATTCCCAGCTCCTCCTGGAAATGATGAAAATCCACCAGAATATCTTGTATCCCCAGATACAGTAGAACCAACTGCAGACCAATGGGAAGTTGAGTTACAAAATCCAAACAACATTACTTTTAAATCTGGTGTTGAAGTTAAAACTACATACAATGAAGATACGGAAGTAAGAGTAAAGCCATTTGGTGGTAGTTGGGGTCCATGGGTAAATACAGAATATTTGTATGATGAAATACCAAATCCAGGACCAAAAACATTAGAAAATATGATTTGGTCTACTATTGGAACTAGAAGCACTGGAGATGTTACGAATTCTCAGCCAAGATCTATTAATACTAGATCTGTTGGTGTATTAGAAGCAAAAAACATACTAGAATAAAATGGCAAACAAAATAAAATATGGAACTGCAGGAGGATTAGGTACTGATGGAAATGACAGTGCTGAAAATTTTGATGCTCCAGCAAATGTTTTAAGAGTATCATACATCTGTTTAGGAGCTGGTGGTGGAGGAGGACCATCTGGCGGAGGAGACCCTTCTGGTGGTGGAGGTGGTGGAGGTGGATTGTCTCAAGGTACTCTACAAGTAGATCCGCTTGGTAAAATAAGAGTTAGAGCTGGAGGTGGTGGAGGAGGAAGCCCATCTACTGGTAGCGGTTCCGAAGATGGGAAAGATGGGCAAGATAGTTTTGTTAGGACTAACTATGGCGAAAGAACTGGGAATGGAGGTCAAGGAGGTAGATCATTTTATGGAGGAAACGGTGGAAATGGAAATGTTAGAGCTGGTGGAAATGGAGAAAATCCATCATCAGCTTTAAGTTCAACTAGTTTAGTATGTAGAGGTGGCGGCGCTGCAAGATTAAATTCTGTTGCTGGTAGAGGACAATTTGCTGGTGCTGGTGGAAACGGAACAAATTTTAATTTTACTAGTAATGGATACACAACACCAGAAATAGATGCAACTTCCAATAATGGAGCTAATTATGGTGGTGGTGGTGGTGGAAGTGTAGATCAAGTTGGAGTAGATTTTGGTGGAGGGGATCAAGCACCAGTTCTAACAATCACTAATATTAGTAGACCAGGCGGAGGTGGAGGAGGTATTGCATTTGTTGGATGGGTAGTATTAAGTGCTCCGAAAACTATTTTAAGATCTGGAGAACCAGTTACAATTACATATTCAGATTCATTTAATAATACTGGAACAGTAGTAACATCATTTACAAATGAAACAACAGCTAATCAAACGCAAGAATATATCTATACTGATGGGTTGGGAGCACAATCAAAGATTACATTTACTATATTACCAAAAGTAAGAATTACATCTTTAACTGCCTCACCAAACCCTCAAACTAGCGGATCCGATGGCATTCCAAATTACAATACTTTTTTGATTTGGGAAGGAATTAGTGTATTGTCTGCAGTGGCTACCAGAAATGATAGTCAGGTATCTGCTACCTGGGAACAAAAAGAACAGCCCACAGATCCAGCATCGCTTCCAAACTTTTATTCTGCTGGTAGTAAAAGTGTAAATAATTTATTTCAATCGGTATCAACAGGTTCTTCACAACCAGGATCTAGTACAACTTATACTTTAACTGCTACTGATGGGTTCAATACCGCTACAGCAACTGTAACAGTAAAAGCGTATAATGATAATTGTCCAGATAATTTTACTATAGCAAATCAATTAGGTAAAGAACCAAATGAAACGATTAATATTACCACTTCACCTATAACTGGAATAGATATGGATACAACTGTAGTTTGTAGTCCTGGATTAACTGTTTTGGGTAGCGGAGGAGTTGGTTATACAACTTCAACTTTAATAACTTCTGGAAGTACTTTAAACCTTCGTGTTACCACAGAACCATTTAATACAGATGAAAATGGATTGGTTAATGAAAAAACTGTTTCTGTAACTGTAGGTTGTTTAACTGTATCATTTCTAGTTCAAACTAGAGCACCAGTAGTAGAAGAGATATTCGATTTTGGAGATAATCAATTTGCATATCCTTTTCCTAAAGTAGATACTAGAGTAGTAGGCGAACCTTTAGCCGATGGAGGAACATATCAAGAGCCACAGGCATATTTACAATCTCCAACTATAGTAGAACCAACCGCAGATGCATGGCAAGTTGAATTAGAATCTCCTTTTGGTGTGCAAATTAAGGCAAAAGATATAAAATCTTCTCCTTCAAATACTACACAGTACACAGATATAAGTTCACAAAATGATACTAAATTAGAAGTTAATGTAAGGAGACAAGGAAATCAACCAAATAATACTTGGACTAAACCTAACATAATTTAAAATAAATATTTTTAAAATAGTTTATTATGGCATCGCAATTAATAAGCAACACTTACAGTTCTACAACTGCTGTACAAATACCAGATAATGCTACTAATGTTAGAGTTGCAATTCGGGGTGGTGCTGGTGGTGCTGGTGGTACTGATGCAGGAAATACTGGAGGAGGTATAGGATTTTCTAGAACTGGAACATTTCAGTATAAAGTAAATTTTGTTTCTAGAAATATAACTGCTGTAGTTGGTCTTGCTGGAGGAAATGGAGCAAATAATGCACCAATTGGCGGCGCTGGATCTGCTGGTTCTAGTACTTTAGCCGCTGGTGGTAGAGGAGGTAATGCCGCAGGACAAGCTCGTGATGGTTACTCTGGCGGTGGAGGAGGAGGAGGCGGTGCTTCTGCTATTATAAACAATGCAGGAACCGCTATTTTAGTAGCTGGAGGAGGTGGTGGAGGAGGTGGAGCCTCGTGGCAAAGAAATGGAAATAAAGGGGGAAATGCTGGAGGGTGGTCAACTACTGGCGGAACGGTAAGTGCAGGTGGCAATGGTGGAGATGCTAGCTTTGATGGTGGCGGAGGCGGCGGAGGCGGCGGAGGCGTTTCAGGTGGCAATGGGGGAGCTGCTGGTGTAGATGAAAGTACTGGCGGCGGCGGTGGCGGCGGTGGAGGATCTTATTACAATTCAAATATTTTTGATATTTTAGATGCAGGAAATGTAGATTCTGGAAATGGTGCTGTAAGTATAGTATATGATTTATGGACACCCGAAATAACAGAATTTACTATTGCTCCAGATCCACAAACTAGTGGTACAGGAGTTCCTAGTGATGTGGTAACTATAACTTGGTCTGTTGTCAATGCAAATAGTGTATCTATTACAGATATTGGAACAGATTTACCGCTTTCTGGAAGTAGAACAATTAATACTGGATTGCAATCTGTTGCTGGATCTAATTCTCCTGCAACTAAAGTATACACTTTAACTGCTTGTGCTGGATCTGAATGTACAACATCTACTGTAACTGCTCAAGTTTTTAATGATAATACTCCAAATACTTTTAAAATACCTGATCAATTAAATAAAGAGCCACAAGAAATATTAACTATAATAACACAAGAAATTACTGGCATTGATATGCCGACATTTGTTGTTTGTGGTCCTGGAGTAACTGTAGAGACAGATGGTGGAGGATTTGGTACACAAAGGATAATAACAAATGGTCAAAGAATAAGATTGCGGGTAGAAACTAATCCATTTAACACAGATGAAAATGGATTAGTTAGTGATAAAAATGTTTATATTACTATAGGAACAGTCACATTTCCGTTTCTAGTGCAAACAAGACCACCCGTAGTATTAGAATTGTTTGATTTTGGTGATAATCAATTTACAATACCATACCCAAAAATTGACACTACTGATGAAATACCAAAGCCATATATCGGATCCCCAACTATAGTAGAAGATACAGCAAGTGACTGGCAAGTTGAATTGGAAAATCCATTCGGAGTTCAGATAAAAGCGAAAGATATAAAATATTCTCCTCCAAATACTACAGGATTTATTGATGTTAGTTCTCAAAATACAACACAAGCAGAAGTAAATGTAAAAAGGCAAGGTGATATAGATTTTGATGATGGAAATTGGAAAACTCCTAATGTAAGCAACCTTTGATAAATAAAGATAAAAATGGAAAGACGATTAGAAACTATTTCTGTGCAATATTGGGTAAAATATTTGGATGATGGAGGAGAAATTAAAAATATTCCTCAAGTTGTTGTTACTTACAGAAATATTATAGATAATACTGCACAAAATGTAGACACTATTGTAATCGGAAAAGATACTGATTATACAATTTACGAAGAAAAAATTCAAAAAATTTGCCAAATTGCATTTGAAGGATTATGAAATTTTCAGATAAAAGAGCGACTAATTTGAAACCAGATGATATGTTTTATTCTAGGTTAATTACTGTAGATGATGTTCCTGCTGGAGAATTGCAAGAAATTAAATCAGATAAACCAATTCAGGTAAGAGTAAATAACGGAGAATGGATTACTATTGATCCATCAGACCTATAAATACTATTTGAGAAAGAAAATCTGGTTTTGAAGGCATTACATGGCTAGAGTTTTAGTAGGTAAAGGGGATCAGGTTCAGATTAGATACCCCACACCATCAACTTGGAACACAAGAACTACAGTTCAAGTTCAAATCGGTACTGGATTAGATCCTACTGATGTAACTTTTGGTACTAGAATTCCCGCTGCTAAGCCAAATCCTTTTGATTTTAATAATCAAAGTGGTGCATTGACTCCTGGTGGTACACCACTTAATAGCTTTGAAAAAAATACGTTTTATTATTCAAATTCAATTTTAATTAATGGTATTGAAATTTTCGTACCTGCCACAATACAAGTATCTACATCTGGTCCAAGAGGATTATCTGCAAATATAAGTCAAGCGGCATTTGAAGTTAATAATAGTGGTACTTGGGTCACTTCTGCTCAGGTAAGAAATGGAGATACCATTCGTTTAAGAGTTAAAACAGAAAATTGGTATACAACTACTACTAATATAACTCTTGTTACATCAGATGAAACTTTTGGTGGTGATTTAGGATTACCTTCAACTACAACATTATCTACTTGGTCTATCACAACAAGACCACAAAGACAAAATGTCCCTCAATTTTCTTTTGTAGATTATATTGATGTGGTGGCAGATGAGTTTGGTAGCTATAAAACTACTACAATTCCTGTAAGTAATATTGATAATGATGCTGTATTAAGAGCTACTTCTACAGATGATGTAGAAATTTCTAGTGATAATATCAACTGGTCACAAGCATTATCTGGATTAGTTCTTAATGATACTATTTACGTAAGAAATGCGATTGGTACATATACTACAAAAACCACTGGTATTGTTAGGGTATTTGCAGTTGCTGATGAAACCTATACCAGAGGATCAAATTCTTATGATAATAATACTCCTGGTACTTATGGAAGACCAGATTTACCACAATCTAAAAGATATGAAGTAATTCAATCTTTAGGTGATGTAACAGATAATTGGCAAATATGGACCGAAGTTGATAGATATCCAGATTCTATTTCATTAAGTCCAATTTATACTATTTCTGACGGAGAGCAAGTATTTGTATCTAGCCAAAATTCATATTCTAGAGCAGAAGCATCAGAAAATGGCGATGAATTTTGGTATTATGCAGATTTTAATATTACTGGTCTTGGTGTCGAATATCCAGCAGGATCTTATTTTAATTTAGAAGATCCTTTTAGTTTTACTTCAACCGCAAAACCACAACTTCCAATTGATACATCATCAGTAAATGGTAGAGATGTAGAAATAAGATGCAGAATTGCACAAGGAAATGGTACAATAAGAAAAAATGATACTGGTGAATGGGTACAATCTTTATTTGTAAAAAATGGTGATAAGGTTACAGTAAGACAAAAATCTAGTGGATTATATAATCAACAACTATCAACCAAGATTATTTTAGATGGTCCTCCAGATGGTGGTCCAACTCCTTACACAAACCCAACAAATGGACCAAGTGCAGGAAATAGATCATTTCCTAATTTAGAAGATACGATTACTATTAAAACTAGATTAGCAAGAGATACACCATATCCATTTAAAGGATCAAATGTATACACAGCAGATCCTGGAGAATCTTTATTGGTTGGTATTCCTTTAGGTGGATTTGATGTTCCCATAGATGCTAGCATTGTAGCACAATCTGTTGGTGCAGCAGCACAGATAAGCTTTGATGGATCTAATTTTTCATCTTCAAATTTAACCGATATACCTTTAGGATCTACTACATTAAGCCTAAGATTTTCTGCATCTACGACATCAGGCGGAGTTTCTTTTGTCACATATTCTATCGGTAATGTAACAGATACTGTATATGCATATACAGTAAAAAGAGGTTGGATTTATAGTGTATTTTCAGGAAATATCAATAGAGTTTCACCAGAAAATTTCGTAGTTCCTGACTATGCAGAAACTTTTGATTTTGTATTAGTTGGTGGTGGAGGAGGAAATGGTGGAGATGACGCACCAAATAGTTTTGGTGGACGTGGAGGATTTGGTAATTTATTGAGAGGACGTATTAATTTACCTCCATCATTTTTTGCAGGAAGTGATTTTAGCATAAAGTTATATCCAGGAGCTAGAGGTTTAACTGGTCTTAATTTTACTTCAAATGCTCCAGGTGGTGCTGGTGGATGGGGTTATGCTACTGGTGGTAATGGTGGATCTTCTGGTCTTGGAGATAGCTCTGGTTCTGGTGGTGGTGGTGGTGGTGCAACAGCAATTGCATTTAATGATGGTACTTTAATTGCTCTTGCTGGTGGTGGAGCTGGCGGTGGAGGAGCTGGTAATGATACTGAAATTCAAAAAGAAATACAAAATGGAAATTATAATGGATTTGGTGTATTACAAAGTACTCTAGATGGATTAAATTTAGATGGTATTGATGGAGAAGATAATGATTCGCAAGGTGGCGGAGGCGGTGGATCTGGTGGTGGTTTTGGAACTGCTGGTATAGTTCCAGCCAATAAATTGGATGAATTTAATGTAATAATTCAAACAGATGATTTAGATGCTACTGGAGGAACTGGTGGCGGTGCTTACTATGATCCAAATCTTGTTACTTTAGCATCAACTAATAATTTTTCTAATTTTGGATCTGGCACAGCAACTGATGGAACAGTTGTTATTGGTATACCACCACAAGATAGAACTCCAAATCCATTTTTCTTTACTTCAATTGTAGGTGCGTCTCCAAATACAACATATGAGTCAGAAAAAGTACAAATTACTGGTATTACTGGAAGAGTTCAAGTAACTGCTTTTGAAAGTCAATCTAGAATTAGAGTATGTGATGAGAATGGTTTAAACTGTAGTGCATATTCAGCAACCACTCAATTTGTTAGAAATAATGAGTACATACAAGTTGAGATGACTACTGGATTAGATTTCTTTACGACTTATCCAGTTAGAGTTGTTGTTGGTACAGTTGAAGCATTTTGGATTGTAGAAACTGGTGAACCACCAGACACTTTACCAGATCCATTTGACATTCCAGACAAAGTAGATGTTGAATTAGATACTTTAATTGAAAGTGACGAAGTACAAATTACTGGTATTAATACCTTAGTTGATATTAATGCAACTGGTGGTGCAGAGATTGCTGTTTGTACTGCTCCTGGCGTATGTGGTAATTTTTTACCTGGACCAGTGCAAATTGGTAATACACAATTATTTAAAGTTAGAATAAGATCTTCCGATGAATTTTTAACAACTGCATCTACTACAGTAACAGTTGGAGATTCCAACCCAGAAACATTTAATGTTACTACATTTAGAGAACCAGATACAGATCCAAATACATTTATATTTTTTGAACTTACCAATCAACCATTAGAAACTTCCGTAAGATCTAAAAACTCTGTTGTTATTCAAGGTATTGATGCTCCAATTACTTTCACAATTACTAGAACCGATGGTCAAGAACCAAATGCAACTATAATTTTAAATGGAGTTGAAACTGGATTATCCTCTGCACAAGTTGAATTGTTTGATGTGGTGAGATTAAGATATTTAACTTCAGCTACATCGGGAGAAAGAGTTGAATTTAATATCACTGCAGGAGATTTTGAAACTGTTTGGGCGGTAACTAATACTGGTTCATTTGGAACATCACCAGATCCATTTATTTTTACTCCAGTATTTGCAGATTCTTTACAATTTGGTACATCAAATGAAATTGTAACTATATCTGGATTGGGAGTATCTGCTGTATCCATTTATGGAACGAATGGAGCACAATTTTCTATTAATGGCGGACCATTTACAGAATATACATTAACATCTCCTGGTTCAATTTCTAATGGACAAACTTTCCAGGTAAGATTACTAGCAAGTGCTATTGAAGGTTTTGATGTTGTGTCTGCAATTACTGTCGGATCTTATACTACATCATTCTCTGTATTTGCTAACGCTGAAGTAGCAGACCCAATTCTTGGACAATGGTATAGTAGCATTCAAACTATTAAACCAGCAAGTGGAGGTGAGCAAATCAGATTCTCCACAAAATTTGAAGGATTGCCAATTGGAACAATTATGCCAGTTTTCCAAGATTCTACTGAAAATGATAATTGGGGTAAATTAGATGGTAAACCAGATTCTAGATTCCATGGTTGGATTTATTGTAATGGAGATTTCGTAAGCAATGAAGATTTCCCACTATTATTTGAAATTATTGGAAAATCTTATGGAGCGACTACTGCAGATGAAACTTTGTTTAGAGTACCAGATTTTAGAAATAGAAAAGTATTAGGAACTGGTCCTATTGATGGCAACTCAGCATCTTCTCCAATTGTTAATCCATTATATGGTCCTGGAAAGATTGGATTAAACGCTAGTGGAAATATTCCTGGATCACAAGGTGGTATGTGGTTTGTAGATAGAATTGCCGATCCTGGTATTGATACTACTGGAAACAATAATGAATTTGAACAAGTAGAAACACCTGCAACTGGACAACCAGCACAAACAAGTGATTTCTTTGCTATTGCCAGTATTAGAACTACTGGATATGAACAAATTAATGGCAATGTGGATTTTGATACAACTGGTTCTATCAGTGGAAGTGTTTCTTTAGCTGATACAAGAATATTTGAAGTTCCAAGACATATTCACGAAATGGTTAGTGGGCAGCCAGATCCAGGTAGAAATAAAGGATATGTAAACTGGGGAGGAAGAGGTGGTTTTGGTGGTCAATTACCAATCACAAGTAGAGCTGGAGAAGATGGTCCTACTGTTCAAACAGATACATTTAGGTTTAATGTTTGGGGCTACTGTACCGATGATTATGACATTCAGGCTGGAAGTGATGATGTACCAAGAATTTCAGTTAATGCAGATGATGGGGGAAATATTCCAGTTTTCGCAAAAACTTTAGATGAATGGGATAATGATTCTGGATTTATTGGAACTAAAGTCGATCAAACTTATAGTAAATTGGAAGTAAGGCAACCTAATATAAGATCTGGTGGTACTAATTTTAATGAAATTAATAATTATATCAATTTAAATACGTGGTCTGGTGGGGGATCTTCTTCATCTGGTGGTTTGTATAGATTTATTGGTGCCTTAGATATTCCAGAAAAATCAGTAACAGTACAATCATTTACTCCAGAAAGAAAATCTCACTCCCATTACATTAGTTTATCTAATCCAGGCGAACAAAGCACTACATTTAGTTGGGGTAAAGATAGTGGTCCTGGTGTTATTACTCCAGGAAGTCAATTTGCTACTAGTACAATTAGCGTATCATTTGATGCATTAGAAGTTGGTCTTGAAGTTCTTCCTGGAACATTTACTTTGGGAAGTACAAAACAATTGATTCCAGTACCAGAATTTGCTCCACAAACTGAAGTTCCACTAATATCACCATACACATGGGTCAAGTGGCTAATAAAAGCATTCTAAATATTAAATAAAAGCTCCTGCCATGGCATCTACCTTCAATCCTAATGATTTTATATTACAGGAAATTGCTCCACCAGAAAAAAAATCTACAATTTTAGAATATGATTCTAAAAGTAGAATGGTTTTAGTGCGTGTTTTTAGTAAAGAAAATGAAACCAAATATAATGCAATTTACCTAAGTGAAAAATTGAATCAGAATATTTTAACTAATTTACCACCAGAATTATCTGACGATAAAGACAGAATAGTTTTATTTGGTATCTATGATGATGGAACTTTTATGATGTTTAAAGAGAAAATGAAATATGATTTTGCTACGCAGCAAGCAAAGTGGGTAAAATATGAAGTTACTGATACTACAGTCGAAGATGCTAAAGAAGTATTTGAAGTATTAAAATCTGCTGTATTTGTTCAGCAAACTGTGGATTCAGAAGAAAGAAATAAAGCTATCTTAGAAATCGTAACAAAAGAAGAATATATTGATGAATTATACAACCAACTTTTAATTAAAAGAGATGATTTATTAAGAACAAGTGACTATAGAGTATTATCGGATTATCCAGAGTTATTTGAAGGGGAGCAAGATCTTTGGGTACAATGGAGAACTGAGTTAAGAAATTCAGTCAAGTCATTTAATGATTTTAATGATGAATTGGATTATTTAATCTATCTGCAAGAATTCAAATGGCCAATTGATCCACTGGTTTATTACTCTAAGTATCCAAATAAAAATATTGAATACTTATCGACGGATGATCAATTCAGCACGATGCCAGAAAAAGTATCAACTAGCTTCCAAGAACTTATTAGAAAAACCTCTGTTTCTATCATTAATCAACAAAAACTTAGAAATGAACAAGGTATTCCAGTAAACAAACAAATCTATGACGTTATTAAAAAATATAATCTAAGTCAAGATTTATTCGACTTTGATCTTTCTAAACTTAATGTAGGAGGTGTATGATGATCGTACATGACTTTTTAGAATTTGCTAGGTATATTACAGCAAAAGATCAATCAACAGTAATGATTCTTCGTACTGTTGGTCCAGATGGTGTTACCGATGATCAAAAAGCAAATGAAATTTACTCTGCATATTATCTTAATTTAGAACCATTAGGTGAAGGACTATTTGATAAACTTTTATATAATGAATTTGTGTTTATTCATTTTGATTCCGAAGAGGAAGCATATAATTTTGCTTTAGATAATTTACCAATGAGTAA